GGCCGGCCAGTTCTTCCATGACCTTGCCGGCCTGGGACACAAACCGCCCCAGCGCATTGATGGAGACCCGCACATCGCGTTCGGTGGATTTGGTGAGGACCATCTCCAGCCCCATCCCGACAGCCTCGATAAGTATCGCCGCTTCGCCGATCGCTTCGCGAATGTCGATGCGTAGTTCTTCGCTGATCGCTGTCATGGGGCTATCTCCAATATAAAAGAGCGGTAAGTATAATTGCGTATGACCACCCGGACGCACCCAAGATACGGGTAAGCGCAAGTGACGACATACTAGATACAGCTATAGCCTTGACTTGGGTTATGGCAAGTTGAATGCTGGCGATGACTGCGAGCCACAGGATGAGCACGCCTGCCGCGAAATGGGCCATTGCCTCATCCCATGCGGATGGCTTCACGATATTTTGAACTACCGGGATGCAGGCTTGCGGCTCTACAACCGCCAATGCGCGGGATTGGCTGCGCAGATAGACGTCGAGATCGCTGAGGCTGTGGAAATAGACCCCGTCCAGCGCGGCCGGCGCGTGGGCGAAGTCGATGGCGAGGCCGCTGCGCATCACGCCACCTCGCCGTAATGAACGGCCTCGGCGTACTCATAGCCGGCCTGCCAGAGTTGCGCGCCGAAATGCAGCAGTAGGAAGCTTTGCGCTGCGGCGCGTTCATCGCCGTTCAGCTTTTTCCAGCGACGCCAGCACTGGGTGCGGATTTCGATGGTGTCGATATCGCCGTTCCAGTCCATGCCAGCGCCGACATCGGGCTCGGCAGGGTAAATCTCGGCGATGGCGAAGCGGACGCGAAGGTCGCAGATCGTGTCTGTCGCATCGACCATCTCGTCGCCGAGAACGAAGACGCGGGCTCCATTGTCATCGGAGCGGTAGGCACATTCGCATTCATACATGACGGGGCTCCAAAAAGGGCCCGCCGTGCCGGGAGTGATTGAGCGGCGGCGGGCCAAGTCTTGGGAAGAAACGCCCAGAGCGAATGCTCGCCGCGAACGGCAAGCGCTCCGTCTGGAGGCTGCGGCCCGATCAGGCATAGAAGACCGAGCCGCGCGTATAGTTAGACTACGCGCAGCGTATCCGGTCAAGCAAAAATGTGGAGATTGCACACGCGGCGCGTAGATTAACTACACGCGCAGGGTTACCACTTATGAAAGGTGAGGATCAGGCGTCCGCCGAATTCCCATTTCTGCGGGTCGGTAACGCGGATCGGCTCAACGGAGGGGTTCAGCGCCTCCAGGGTGTATTCGCTGGCCGCCGAGAAGGGCAGCCCGGCGGCGTAGCGGCGAAACAGCCAGAAGTTCGCCCCCTTGGGCCGGATCAGCAGCAGTTTTCCCGGCAGCACGTCCTGGCTGGGATCAAGCACCAGCTCGGTTCCTGGCGGAAATGACATGCCTCCTGGGCCCACCATCGCCTCATCCGTCGCCGGCACCACCCAGCACCAGGCGGCGTCGCTTGCGTCCAGCGTTTCCGGGATGATGACAGTGCGCCCCGCCGCCATGAAGGCACCTCTGCTCTCTCCGGCTAAAAAAGAGGCAATGTTATCGCCGGACAGAACAGGAATACGACGGAGTGGAACAGACTGCGACGTATTTATGTCAAAATCAGTCGCTTTTGGGGTTAATTGGTAAACCGGGGCTGAAGGCCGTAACCCATTCTGGGGCCCCGCCATTTTCTGGCGCACCTCTTTTGCGGCGCGGCGGCTCTCCACATCGAGCTTGGCGAAGATGTCCTGCAACGCGGACAGGCTTTCGCCGGCGCCATCGGCGATCCAGCCCTTGGGCTGGGCGCGCAGTTCATCCTCTAAGATGGCGTAAAACACCGAGCTGCCGGGCGTGCGTTCGCCGGTCTCCCAGCCCTTATAGGCACGCGCGGTGATGCGCCGCGAGCCGGGGAGCGCGTCGAAATGGGCGGCGGCGTCTTCCGTGGTGACAAACCCACGGCGCAGACGCGCAATTTTGAGGCGGAACTTGAACCGTTCCCGGTCTATCTTCTCATCGGGCATGTGCATCTTATACATGATTTGCGAAAATCGTGCGCGTGTATCGAAAACCCGCGCAGCGTGTTGACTTCGCACACGTAATGCGATCCATATTGGATCATGCACGACGCTCCCCTGACCACCCCCCTGACCTGGGCCGCCATATTCGAGATGTGGCGCGACCCGGCAAATCCCACCGACGGACGCCTGGCCCGCAACATGGCCAGAGATGTCGGCGCCGACTTCGAAGCCGTGCGCCAATGGCACAAGGTCGGCGCGGTGCCCTCCCATTACTGGCGCAGACTGGTCCAGGCCATCGCCCGCCATGCCGGCGTCTGCCTGACTTGCGACGACCTCGCCGCGGCGACCGAAAGGCTGCGCCCGCCGAAGCTGCGCGAGCGCGAGGATGCCGCCTGATGGGCAATAACGCCGACAGCTTCGCCTGGCCACCCCTAGCCATCGACATGCTCCGCAAATATTGGGCGGATGGCGCATCCGCAGGCTATATCGCTGGCAGGCTCAACGCCGTGTTCAAGGCCGGGCTCTCCCGCAATGCCGTGATCGGCAAGATCGGCCGGCTCGGATTGCAGCGCGACGAGGATGAAGTCCGCGCGGCGCGGCGTGAGAGCGGGCGCGCGTCCGGCCGGCTGATGTCCGCAAGGTCGCGCGAGCGGCGCAAGGGCATCATCGAGAAAGCGGTTGCGAAGTGCGCCGCCGAGCCTGCCGCAGCCGCACCGGCCAAGCCAGCATGGACACCGAACGATCTTACCCCCGTGGCGCCGCCGCCACCACCGCCACGCATCCCCACCGTCCATGTCAGCGCCATCACCGGCGGCATCATTCCAGGGCCGCATCCGTCGCCGCCCCGCCTGCTCCCGCTGCCAACGCCCGCGCCGGTCTCCGGCCAACCGCTCACCATCGACCAGCTCACCCACGCATCATGCCGTTGGCCCATCGATCCGGATGGTGAGCATGGCTGGCGCTATTGCGGCAAGCGGCGCGATCCAAAATCCCGGCTTAGCTGCTATTGCACCGAGCATTTTTCCAGGAGCGTCGGGCGCGCGCGGAGGGCGGCGTGAGGCGGATAGGCCAGCGCAAATGCCGCAAATGCGGAGAGACCAAGCCCGCGCGCGCGATGAACGGGCGCTTGTGCAAGGAATGCGCGACGAGGCTGGAAGCGTGCAGGGCTGCCAGAGAAGCCACGAAGACTGAGCGCGGAGCAGCACATCCGCGCTGGACCGAGGCGGAGAAAACCCAGCTCGCCGAGGCCGTCACCCAGGGCATGTCCCGTGAGGAAGCCGCGGCCCATTGCGGGCGCAGCGTCGCCGGCGTCATCAACATGCATTTCCGCATGGGATTGCCGCCATTTGCGCGGACGAGCGGATCGTGCGTGTGGGAATCCCGGCGGGACGAGGTGCTGGCGCTGCTGGACCAGGGCTGGAACGGGGCGCGCATCGCCAAAGCCTACGGCGCGACGCGGCTCGCCGCCTACAGCGCCATCTATCGGATCAGGGGCAAGCGGGCGCGGCGGGAGAGCGTCCCATGATCGACGGCATCGAATGCGCCATCATGGGCACCATCACCCGCGATGCGGAGATCAAGACCGTCAAGGCCTCCGGCCGCCCGTTCCTGTCGCTGGGCATCACCACCGGCAAGGACGAGAAGCAGCAATATCTCTCCGTCATGGCATGGCGCGAAACCTTCACGGACCTGGCCCCGCATCTCACCAAGGGGGTGAGAGTCTATATCGAGGGCAGGCTTGAGCTGCGCCACTGGCAAGGCACCGATGGTCCCCAGCATGGGCTGTCGGTCTCCGCATCCGTCATCCAGCCGATGGGATTGATCGGGGAGAGGAAGCCGAAAGCCCCGCGTGCGGCGAAGAAGGCCGCTGGCGCTGGCCGGGCGGGTGGCGCTGGCCAGGTGGATAGCCAGAGGCCTATCGGCGCGGGCGAGGCGGGCAGGCCGTTTGACGACAGCATCAGCGATCTGTTCTGAGAGTTTTCCGCATGGCCGCCACAGCCGAACTGCGCACGCCATCCACCCAGGTCGCGACATCGCCCCAAGGCAATGAGGACGGCTATCGCCGGCTGCTGCTCGCCGCTTTGCGTGTCGCCAGAGCAAAGCTGAAAGTCATCCTCCTGGAGATCGACGATATCGGCATCGACCTCCAGGAGGGCCGCCTCACTGCGTCTGAAGCCCACGCACGGTGCGAATGGGCGCACATCGACGCCCTCTTCCCGAGGGAAGGTGATGGTGGCTGACGTGACGAAAAGCCCAAGGGAACTGCTCGCCGAATGGACGCAGTACATCGTCGCCCTCAAGGGCGCGGACCCCTTGCGCATCCAGGTGGAATGCGAAGCCGCCGCCGAACTGCTGCTCGCTGACATCGCCGGCGGCAAGCTTCCGGCCAGACGCACCGCGATGGACATCGCCAAGGCCGCCGACCTTGCCGGGCTTCCCGATGCCGCCGAGATCGTGTTCCCGTTGTTCGGGCAAGACCCGCCCAAGACCACAAAGCGCAAGGCCCCACGCGCGCCGGCGGACGCCGATGAGTTCGAGCGCTCCGAAATCGGCCAGATCATCAAGTCCGAGCGCAATGTGCTGCTCGCCCTGCGCAAGGCCGGCGTGGCGATGCGCTACGACGAGTTCGCCGACCGCTATCTGATTACCGGCCTGGATGGCTATGGCCCGGTGCTGAGCGATCATGCCCTTGACGAGCTGTATCTGCTCATCCAGCGCGAATACCTGTTCAAGCCGTCCAAGGATGACTTCGACCGCATCGTGCTGGCCTACGCGCGGCGCAAGCGGTTCCACCCGGTACGGGATTACCTTGCCAAGCTCGAATGGGACGGCATCGAGCGTCTCGACAACTGGCTTTCGGTTTATGGTGGCGCCGAGGACGACGCCCTCACCCGCGCCGTTGGCCGCATCGTTCTCATCGCCGCCATCAGACGCATTCGCCGTCCCGGCGTGAAGTTCGACGAGATGCTGGTCATCGAAGGCGATCAGGGCACGCTGAAGTCTTCCGCCGTTGCCGCGCTGTCGCCCAACCCGGATTGGGTCACGGATAGCCTGTCGCTGAGCGCTGAAGAAAAGGTGGTGATCGAACAGACAGCCGGAAAATGGCTTGCCGAGATCGGCGAACTGTCGGGCTACCGAAAGCGCGAGGTGGAGCACATCAAAGCGTTCCTGTCGCGCCAGGTCGATAGCGCCCGCCTCGCCTTCGGGCGGCTGCGCGTTGATCGCCCACGCCAGTTCATTGCGATCGGCACCACCAACGAGAAAAATTATCTTATCGACGACACCGGCGACCGCCGATTCTGGCCGGTGCGCATCAAAGCGTTCAACGTCGCCAAGATCGTCGAAAATCGGGACCAGCTTTGGGCTGAGGCGGCGCATTGGGAAGCCGAAGGCGAAAGCATCCGGCTCCCGGTCGAGCTTTGGCCGGACGCGGCTGAGCGCCAAGCCGAGCGCAAGGAGGAGGATGAGTGGACGGCTGTGCTGGGTGCTTGGCTCGCCGCGGAATCGCGCGATTCCCGTAGCCTGTTCGCGCACAGTCAAAACGGCTTCCGCATCACTATGGCCGAGGTCGCGAAGGGCGCACTGGGAATCGAGCGGGACAAGCTTGACCCGGCCGTCCAAAAGCGCCTGGCGCGGTGTCTGAAAGCAGCCGGCTGGCACATGTCGCAGAAGTCCAACGGGCAGCGCTACTGGCGGTGTCAGGAGAGCAATGCGGAAGTGCCCTTCTAACAGAAAACATGCGCCCTCAGTGCCCCTGCAACTTACGATATGGGGCACTTGGGCACTTGCAACCGCCACTCCTTAAGCCGTTGAAATACCACTGAAAGTGCTGACAGTGCCCTTAGTGCCCTTAAAGAAGATAGAGATCAAAATCATAAGAAATATAGGGAAACAAGGGGGGTAGCGCGTGGAAAACAGGGTTTTTAGCACTCTGAGGGAAATCGGGGCACTAGAGGCCCTAGAGCACTGTGAGGCGTAAGGAGGCGGAGCATGAACACATCCAGCAAGTCACTCACCATTCTCGAATCCGTAGCCGACGCCCTCGCGGACGGCTGCTGCCAGATGTTCACAAACGGCGAATGCTGCATGAGCGACCGAGCCCGCGAGATGTTCACAGCCATGAACCAGGTCGGAGGTCCCTCACTTGAGGAATGCGAGGCTATCGCGAGAGGCGATGTGAAGCTGACCCCAACGATGCCGGAGCGCCCATGACCATCACCCTCCATGCCCGCCGCATCATCACCGACAATCTCGGCACCCGAAACCATCCCGTGCCCCGGCATCGCGTCGCCACACCGCTCACCCCGCGCCGCGTCCGTCTCGCCCTCATCGAGGCCCCGGAATGGCTGGAGGCGGACAAAGCCGCCGAGTGGCTGGAGGAGCGCCGCGGCGAGCTCGCGGGGATGCTCACCCCGCTCGACATGCTGCTGACCGACGAGGAGGCCTGGGCGCTGGAGCGTTTCATCGCCAACGAGGAACTGCTCGCCGGCAATGCGAGGGGATCGAACTGGACGGGCGAGCGTGTACAGACATCGGCTGCCCATGTCGCCCCGCTGCATGACAACGATCTCGACGCGCTCGACGGGCACACCGCATTCCGACGCAGGCTGGGGCAGACGGCGCGCGGCGTGCTGCTGATCTTCTTCGCACAGCAAACGGCGATGGATGGCGCGCCCGATGAGGAGGCAGCGGCGGCGATGCTCGGTATGATCGGGGGGCGCAAAGGGGGCGATTGGCTGCGCGCGGTGAAGCAATGCGCGCAAGGCCTTGTCGCGATGGGGTATTGACAAACCACCGCGTTTCAAATTATGGCTGAAATTGGCGCCCGAATTGCGACTACTCGCAGTCGGGCTTTTTTCATGGGCGCGCGAATGCGGATCGCCTTGGTGGCGAGCGCGCTACGAGCCGTGGAAATGGTCGCCGATATCTTGTCATCTGTCTGGCGAACGCAAATCCCCGCGGTTTGGTTCCCGGGTAACGGAGTTAACGGCGCAGCATGAGCACCCCCTTCAATCCCGGCGATACGGTCACCCTCCGCTCCGGCGGTGTGGCGATGGTCGTGGACGAGATGAAGCCGGATGGCGTGCGCTGCACCTGGGTGGATGCAACGGGCGAAGACCGCGCCGCGCTGTTCGCCCCGCGCTGCCTGTCGCTGGTCGTTCACCGCGAGGTGATCATCGAGGCCGGGCTGTATCGCTATGTCTGGGTGTTCGCCGATACCGGCTTCCCGATAGCTGAGCATATCCTGACGGCGGTGCCTGTCGCGAGGGGCGAGGCGTGAGCGCCGTGCCTCCGGTCTAAAAGTAGACAGAAAGTAGACGCAGATGGCGGCTGGAAAGAAAACCGGCGGCAGACGAAGGGGGGTCCCCAACAAAACGACAGCGAACAGGCGCAAAGAGATCGCCAACGCTGGATTGGCTGGACTGACCCCACTTGATTACATGTTGTCGCTGCTGCGGGACGAATCGAACCCGACGGAGACGCGCTTCGAGGCTGCCAAGGCGGCGGCCCCTTACGTTCATCCAAAGCTTGCCAACGTTCAGCACTCCGGCGATCAAGAGAACCCTTTGCAGCATCAGGTCGGCGTCAGATGGATGACAGAGGCTCAGGCGAAGGCGCGTGGCTGGGCATAGGCGAATACTGGCCCCGAGAGCCGTTTCGTAAATTCCACGTCAGGACGCAGCGCTGGGCGGCGATGGCCTGTCACAGGCGCGCTGGCAAGACCGTGGGATGTGTCGCTGATCTCGTCCTGGAAGCCAAGTACACCACGCTGCAAGATGCCCGCTATGGCTACGTGGCGCCGTTGTTCAATCAGGCCAAGGACATTGCCTGGCCGTATGTGAAGCGCCTGACTTCGGACATCCCCGGTGTCACCCTGAATGAAAGTGAGCTGAGGGCAGACTTTCCAAGCGGCTCGCGCGTCCGTATCTACGGCGCCGACAACCCCGACCGGCTCCGCGGCGGCTATTTCGACGGCGTCGTACTTGATGAGTACGCGGACATGCGACCAAGCGTCTGGGGCGAGGTTATCCGTCCCATGCTTATGGACCGCAAGGGGTGGGCAGCGTTTATTGGCACGCCGAAGGGCCGCAACGAGTTCTTCCGCATTTGCGAACGCGCCAAGGATGATCCGGAATGGTTCATGCTGCTGCTGCGCGCCTCGGAAAGCGGGCTTATTTCGCCGGAAGAGATTGAGGACGCCCGCAAGGAGTTGACGCCGGAGCAGTTCGAGCAAGAGCTTGAATGCTCCTTTGAGGCGGCCATTCTCGGCGCTTACTGGGGTAAGGAACTGGCCGCGGCGGACCGCGAGGGCAGGATATGCGATGTCGCACATGACGCCCTGTTGCTAACGCATACGGCGTGGGATTTGGGAATAGGTGACAGCACCGCTATCTGGTTCTTTCAGGTGGTGGGCAATGAAGTCCGGATCATCGACCACTACGAGAACCACGGGCAGCCCCTATCGCATTACGCTAGCGTTCTGGCGGCGCGCGGCTATCGCTACGGCGATCACTGGCTGCCTCACGACGCCAAGGTCAAGGAACTCGGCACGGGCCGCACGCGCGTGGAAACGTTGATGTCACTAAACGTCAAGCCGCGCATCGTTCCGGACGCCAAAATCATGGATGGCATCAACGCGGTGCGGCTCGCTCTGCCGCTGATGTGGTTCGACAAATTCAAATGTGCGGACGGCCTTGAGGCGTTGCGCCAGTACCAAGCCGATTTCGACGAGAAGCTGCGTACATTCAAGGCAACGCCGCGGCATGACTGGGCGTCTCACACGGCCGATGCGATGCGCTACCTTGCAATCGCCTACCGTGAGATCAAGGCGCCCGCGGAGAAGCCCAAGCCCGACCCGACGAAACCCCCAACCCTTGGCGCCCTGGCGTCGCAGCATAAGCAATCGAGAGCGCGAGCGAACCGGATATGAGTGAGCGAGTTGAAGCCGCCTCATTGGAGTCGAAAGTCAAAGCCCTGGCTGAGACCCATATCCCCGCAATGACGCGCTTCGGGCGTTTTGCCGAGCACGCGCTATCGGGCGCGGAGGTTTTCGCGATCTTCGGGCCAGTTGTGCACGACCGCCAAGCCTACGTGCTGATCACGGTCACGGCTTCGGAGCAGGCGGCGTCGCGCGACCTTGACGCCATGCTGCTCGCAAAGGTCAGGACCGCCAACCTCGTGATGATCAACAGTTTGCGCGAAGCCGGTTTGGAAATCGCCGCGTGACCCAGGAACTGACCGAGAGCGAGGCCAAGGAGCAGGGCGAGCCGCCCAAATCCGCCCGCTATTGGCACAACCAGATCGATGCGTCGCTCAAGCGCGAGGACAAATGGCGCAAGCGCGCCGAGACCGTGATCTGCCGCTACATGGACGAGCGCGACCGTGACGAGGCCGATGTCGAGCGCCGGATCAATATCTTGTGGTCCAACACCGAGGTGCTGAAATCCGTCCTCTTCGATGAGCTTGGTTCGCCCGATGTGCGCCGCACCTTCCCGCAGCCCGGCAAGGCCAACAAGATCGCCCGCACCTCGGCGCTGATCCTGGAGCGCGCGCTGACCGCTTGCGGCAACCGCTATGACGTAGCCGGCGAGATCGAGGACGCCGTTACCGATTACCTGCTTTCCGGGCGCGGCCAGTGCTGGATCGAATACGACGCGGAGATCGTCGAAAAGGATGGCCAGCAGAGTGTCGGCTACCAAGAAGCCAAAATCTGTCACGTCTGCTGGGACGACTGGACGCATGGGCCGGGCAAGAAATGGCGACAGGTGCCTTGGGCGGGGCGTAGCCATCTGTTTACCAAAGATGATTGGAAGAGCCAGTTCCCCAACCATGATCCGGACAAGCTGAAAATCCCCTTCAATTACACCCTGAAGGAAGGCGAGAAGCGCACCGATGAGGAGGGGGCCGGCGACTTCAAGCGGGCCAAGCTGTGGGAAATCTGGGACAAGGTCTCGCGCACCCGCATTTACATCGCCGAGGGCTATGACTGGGAAATCGAGCGCGTTGACGACCCCTACCGGCTGGAGGGGTTCTTCCCGTGCCCCAAACCGCTCTACGGCGTCAAGACGCCGGACAGGCTGATCCCGCAGCCCGAATATTGCCAGTACCAGGATCAGGCCGCCGAGCTGGACCGCATCAATCAGCGCATTTTCGTGCTGGTTGAGGCGCTGAAATATTGCGGCATCTACGACGGCTCCGCCGAGGACGATGTTCTGTCGGCGCTGGGCAATCTGTCCGATGGGCAGTTCTTGCCGTTCAAGAATTTCGCCGCCCTCAGTCAGGGCGGCGGCTTGGCGGCGGCATTCCAGGTCCGCGATCTCGCGCCGATCGCCGCGGCAGTCCAGCAGCTCGCCCAGCGCGCGATCAGCCTGATCCAGTCCATCTACGAGATCACCGGCATCTCCGACGTGATCCGCGGCGCGACCGATCCGAACGAGACGCTGGGCGCGCAGCAACTCAAGGCGCGCTTCGGTTCCCAGCGCATGCAGAAGCGCCAAAAGGAAGTGCAGACCTTCGTGCGCAACCTCTACAAAATGACAGCCGAGATCATCGCCGAGCATTTCGGCCGCGAGCAGCTTTCGCAGATGACGGGCATCCTGCTGCCGACCGAGACGGAGCGCGCGCAGGCAAAGCAGCGGCTGGCGATGGCGGAGAAAATGAAGCAGATGGCGCAGCAGCCCCAGCCGGCACCGATGGGGCATAATGGCGGGCCGCCGATGGAACAGCAGGAGATGGCGGCGTGACGCCCATGCCCCTTGGCGCGGGAGCCGGCGGCATGCCTGCCCCGCCCCAGATGATGCCGCAGCCCATGCCGCCCATGCCGTCACCGGAGCAGCTTGAGGAAGACAAGCTCATCGCCGAGGCGTGTTCCTGGGAGGAAATCTCCAGCGTCCTGCATTCCGATGACCGGCGAAACTACAACGTCGATGTGGAGACGGATGCGACGGCGTTCGAGGACGCCGAGGTCGAAAAGCAAAGCCGCATCGAATATGTGCGGGCGATGACCGAGATGATGCAGCTCTGGATACCCGCGATCCAGAGCAATCCCAGCCTTGCGCCGTTTGCCAAGGAGCTTGCGATCTTCGGCTCCGGCGCGTTCAAGCCCGGCCGCCAGTTCGAAGAGCAGCTTGGCGACGCCTTCGACCAGATCCAGAACATGCCGCCCCAGCCCAACCCGGAAGCGGAGAAGCTGAAGGCGGAAGCGGGCATGGACAAAGCGCGGTTCCAGATGGACATGGAACTGAAGAAAGCGGACCTCCAGGGCAAGCAGCAAGCGTCGCAGATCGCTACCGCCGGCAAGCAGGCCGATCTCCAGGCTCAGCAGCAGTCCACGCAGATGGACATGCGGGCCAAGCAACTCGATTTGCAGCTCAAGCAGGTCTCGGCTCAGCTCGACATCATGCTGAAGAAAATGCAGATGGGCATTGAGCAGGAAAAGCTCGGCCTGGAGCGCGAGAAAACGGTCTTGGATGCTCAAGCAGCGCGCGAGAAAGCCGAGATTGACCGCGACAGCATGGTGTTCGAGGCCAACATGCAGCGTCAGGCCAGCCTCGATAAGCGTGAAGAGCAAATGGGAACGTCGCCTGCGTGAGGACGACGACATCGAAACGCTGATGCTGCTGGCGGCTTGAAATGAGCAATGTCTTGAACAAGATCGCGACGAAGGCCGCCTTCACCCAGGTCGCCGACGTTGCAACCAGCGCCGCGCTGCTCGCCGCCAATGGCGCCCGCGTCGGCGCGAGCTTCGTCAACACGAGCAGCGCGAGGCTGTATATCCGTTTCGACGGCGGCACGGTATCGAGCGCGAACCATTCCGTCTCCCTAGCGCAGGGGGCGCGGTTCGACCTGCCCTTCGCCTATAACGGAGCGATCACCGGCATCTGGGCATCCGATCCGGGCGACGGCGCGGCCAACATCACCGAGTATACGAATTAGCCATGTCCAACTTCCCCAATCTGATCGCGACGAAGGCGGCGTTCACCCAGGTCGCCAGCGGCACCGGCAGCGTGCCGATCCTGGCGGCGAATGGCAGCCGCATCGGGGCCATCATCACCAATACCGACGCCAACGCGCTGTATTTGCGCATGGATGGCGGGACGGTGACCGCAGCCAACCATTCGGTGTCGCTGGCGCAGAACGCCAATTACACCGTGCCACATGGCTATAACGGGCTGATCACCGGCATCTGGGCTGGCGATGGCGCCGGACATGCCAATGTCACGGAGTTCACAGCGTAATGATCACCGACGAATTCAAGAGCGGCATCGAGGCCAAAATCACCGCGGGTTGCCCGCTGCCGCTCAGCTTCCACTGGGAAGACAAGGGCGGCGGCAGCGCGCTGCTACAGATCGCCATGCCCGTGGAGACGCCGGCTGGCCGACCCATCGTCATCGTCGCGTTTCCGGCCGCGATGCCCAAGCAGTTCGTGCCGAGAGCGATTGCGCGGGCCAAGGCGGTCATCGACGAAATCTTCGAACAGAACATGGTGGCGGTGGTCATCGCCGGCGGCCCCAGAAACGGCATCGTGAAGCCGCAAAACGCTTTGCTTCTGCCGGATAGCCTCGCGATGGGACGGGCGTGATGGCGCAATTCGACGAAGACGCCTTTCGCGCCGACATCACCATGCCAACTGACGAGCAGGTCGAGCGCGCGGCGCGGCTGCTGAGCATCGCCAATGGCGAGCGCACGGATTACTGGGTGATCCGCAAGACCGAGGCCCGCGCTTGCCTGATCATTCACCTCAACGCCGCCAAATGGCGGCTGGGGCTGTAACGGAGAGACATGATGGCCGATCTCAAGGTGGGCGATACCGTCCGCATCAAGAAGGATGGCGCCAAGGCCGTGGTGACGAACGATTTCGCCGTCCCGGACCGCAAGCAGCAGCGCGTCGAATATCGCCGCGAGGATAATGGCTCGGTCTATGAATGCTGGGTCGATGAGGTCGTGCGTGTTGGCGGCGGGGCCGCGCCGGCTCCGGTCGCTGTGGAGGAGGAACCGGAAGCGCCCGCGGAGGAACCTGTCCGCCTCGTCAGGGTTGACGATGCCAAGCCCAAGGGCCGGGCGCGGAAGGCCAACTGAGCAAAGCCGCCCTCGCTGTCGTTCAACCGTGAAGCCTTCGAAGCCTATATCGCCGCACATTCGCCGCTGACGCCTGCCCAGCTCGACAGGATGTTCGGCACGGTCGGTGCGTCGAACAAGCGGGCGGTATGGGACTTTTTGCGGCTGGCCGATAAGGAGCAGCTCGCGCTGTTCTTCCAGGTGGCACGGGCGCAGCGGAGCTTCCCGCAGGCGGTCGTCACAGGTGTGAAATAGTTCGTCTGACCTGCCACGCGTAGGCTCAGCATTCGGGCACGCATCATTTTCGCGAGGTGGTGAAAATGATTGCGTGCCCAGCAGGAGCAAGTCGCTAACCCCGCACACCAAACCGCCACCCTATGGTGGCCGGGCGGGAGGCGCACCCAACTGTTCGGGATTTCCGAATGGTTGGCCTCAAGACCTGTCCTTGACAGGCCGCCGGGGCTGATCTCCCGGCGCAGTCATTAGCGTCACCATCGACAGCCATTAGTGTCATTTAGCGCACGGATTAGCGTCACAATGCCCGTATCGTACACCGGCCTCGATCTCTCCTTCATGAAGGAAAACCCGCTGCCCAAGGACTGGGGCGGGCGCAAACAGGCCAGGCCGGACTTTTCCGTGCATGGCTCCGATCTGCCCAAACCCTACTTCATGGATGACATCAAGCCCTTCGTGAACGTCGCCAATTCCGAGCGCGCGCAAATCATCTCGTCGCGCTCCGAGCTTCGTAGCTTCGAGCGCTCCTTCAACTGCCATCAGGTCGGCAACGATTTCCCGGCCGGGACTGTGGCGGCGAAAAACGAAGCCAAGCTGGCTGAGCGGGAAAAGCGCGCTGCTGGCGTCGAGAGCGGCTGGGCTTAGCCGTCCTCACAATTTCATAGCAACCGTTACAATCAGGACACCCACATGGACGGTGATCGCAGTCCCACGGACTCTGCGGCCGGCGAACGCATTGACCGCGCCGTCGTCGCTTCCGCCTCAAGCAGAAGCTCGGCAATCGACGCAGCTTTTTCAGCATTCCCCGAATTCGGTGACGATGCTCCTCCCGCCAGCGCGGCGGAGCATTACGCCGAAAAGCCCTCTGCTGACGAGCAGACGGCTGAGCCGGGCAAGGTTGCCGCGGCCGCCCCTGAACAGGGCGCCGAGACGCCTCCCCCGGACGATAACACACCGGCTCCCGAAGGCCAGCAGGGCCAACCGACGTCGAAAGACGCATTGGACGCGCCCAAGCATTGGCCCCTGGACCGGCGCACCCAGTTTGCCTCCCTGCCCGATGACGCCAAGCGCATCATCCTGGAGCGGAACAAGGAGGCCAATGTCGCCGTAACCCGCGCGCAGCAGGAATCGGCGCAATACCGCAAGCATCACGAGGCTGTCACCAGCCTGTTTTCCGACGATCACCGGCGCGAGATGCAGTCGGCTAACCTGGATGAGATTGGCGCGGTGCGCTATCTCGTCCAGCAGCACGACGCGCTCAACCGCGATCCTGTCGGCTTCCTCAAGGCCGTCATCGCCCAGACGGGCGTCAAGCCGGAGCAACTGTTCGGGCCGCAAGCCCCAGGACAACAGCCCCAGCCCGGCGCCCAGCCTCCGACCGAGGCGGAATGGGAAGACCCGGCCGTTGCCACATTGCGTCAGCAGCTCGCCAAGCTTGAGCAGGCGGAGACTTCCCGCCAGCGCCAGGCGCAGGAGCACAGCCGCAACGAGCAGCAGCGCTTCAATCATTGGTTCGGCGAACAATGCAATGCATTCGAAACCGCCATCGATGACGAAGGCAACCCGAAATACCCGCATCTTGCGGCGGTCATGGATGACGTGATCCGTCTCGTCAAAACCGACCCTGCCGCCAGTGGCATTCTGCTCTCCAGGCCCCATGAGGCGCTGGAGAGAGCCTACACCCAGGCCCTTTATCTCAATCCCGAAATTCGCCAGCAGATCATCGACGCGGACTATGAGCGTCGCCAGAGCGCGGCGGACGCGCAACACGCGGTGAGAAAGGCTCAGGCCGCAGCCACCCGGAAAGGCTCCCCAGGAGCCTCGGGGCAGGCGCAGGCCAGCCGGCATATGTCACGCGACGAAGCGATCGCCAAGGCGATGCGGGAGGCGGGCCTATGACCCAACTCCTGTTAGGAAGCCCCACCTATGGGTACACCCAACAGCACCTATACCCAGGTGCTAACGGCGTCGATTGCCAATTACTCATCGACGCTGGAGGACAACATCACGGGCAACAATGCCCTGCTGATGTTCCTCAAGAAGAAAGGCAACACCAAACCGGCTGACGGCGGCGCGGAAATCCTGGAAAACATCTTGTTCGCGGAAGCGGCGGCCGGCGGATGGTATTCGGGCTCCGAAGTGCTCTCGACATCCGACAGCGATGTGATGACCTCGGCGAATTTCGCCTGGAAACAGCATTACGCGCTGATCACCATGAGCGGCCTGGAGATTACCCAGAACAAGGGTAAGGCCAAGATGCATTCGCTGATCGACGGCAAGCTTGCCGCGGCGGATGCGAGGATGCAGAACGGCATCGGCGCTTCGCTGGCTTACTCGAACACCGAGTTCTCCGGCAAGGCGATCGGCGGCATGCAGCATCTGATCGCCGACAGCCCGGCGACGGGCACGGTGGGCGGCATTGTCGCATCCGACGCGGCCAACGCTTGGTGGCGGAACTATGCGTTCGGCTATGGCGCTAATTCGCTGACGGCCAGCTCCACCACCGTCCTGACCGCGCTGAACACCTCGTTCCTCAACACCAATCGGGGAACGGAAAAGGTGGACCTGGTCCTCGGCGGCTCGACCTATTTCGGCCATTTCGAGGGTGCGCTGCAGGCCAACCAGCGCTTCATGGATGCCGAACTCGGCAAGGCGGGCTTCGAGGCCTATCGCTACAAGACGGCGATGGTCATGCACGACCCGAACTTCTCGGCGACGCGCATGTACGGGATCAACACCAGCACGGTGTCGTTCCGTCCCGACCCTGATCGCAACTTCACGCAGGGCGACAAGGTCAAGCCGGTCAATCAGGACATGTTCGCGGTGCCGATGTGGTTCACGGGCAACCTGACCATCCGGTCGCGCCGGCGCAACTTCGTCATCATCGCCTAAGCGCCGGGAAAGGGAAAACAAACCATGGCTTACACTATCGTTGACCCGATCCTCGGCACGCAGCCGATCTCGGAGACTTCCACGACCAAGCGGCATCCGCTTGGAACCGTGGTCCGGGCGCATGACCCCGATTTCGGCGAAAGCGCGTTCATCTATGTGCAGGCGTCGAATTCGAGCGCGCAGTATGACGCTGTCGCGGTCAAGGCCGGTTACAAGACCGCTCCGCTGACAATCACCAATGGCAAGCTCGGGATCGAGCTGGCTTTCTCCCAGCTCGCGGTCGGCACCAAGGGCGACTACTACTGGGCGATCCAGGGCGGGCGGCCGATGGTGCGCCTGGCTCTTGCCACGCAACCGAACGTGCCGCTGTTCGCCACCGCGACCGGCGGCGTCCTGGATGACGCATCGTCCTCGGTTGTGATCCAGGGCATCCAGGCCGAAACCCAGGTCACGAACAGCGCTGGTCCTGCGACCTGCGTCGTGCGCTTCCCGACCGCTCACCACGAGCCTCCCGGCTAATCACAGCACTCAACCAGCAGAGGCGACAACGTTGTCGCCTCTGCATTCTCACAATCATCATGGGGAACCATGCAGCTACAGACGATCACCGAAGACTATGCGCTGCTTAACCGCGAGATGCATGAGATCAGGGACGATTACGGCGTCGGCGGCTGGCGGCATGCGCAGAAGGTTCTCGACCTGCTCGAAGAGCTGGAATGCGCCACTGTGCTGGACTGGGGCTGCGGCAAGGGCGCACTAAAGCAGGCGCTCGGCAACCCGGATTGGGTAAGCGAATATGACCCCGCCATTCCAGGTAAGGAACAGCGGCCGGCGATGGCCGATCTCCTGGTCTGCACCGATGTCCTGGAACATATCGAACCGGACCTGATCGATAATGTGCTGACCGAGATCGTGCGGCTGAGCGCCAAGGCGGCGTTCCTGGTCATCGCCACGCGCCCCGCCCGCAAGACACTCCCGGACGGCACCAACACCCATAAGATTATCGAAAGCGCGGAGTGGTGGCAGGCCAAGCTTGCCGAGAAGTTCTTCATCCTGAGCGTCGAGGCCGGAAACGGCCATGTCGTGGCTCTCGTCACGCCCGTGCGCCCGGTGAAGGAAATCCAGGGCAAATCGGCCGTGTCGAACACCATCCGCCTGGAGAATGCGGTGCGCAATTGCGCTATCGTCAAGGACCGCGTGCTCGACGGCGACATGCTGTCGCGCCATGACGGGCGCATCTGCATCGTCGGTTACGGCCCCACCTTGCACGAGACCTGGCGCTATCTGAATGTTGAGCGGCGCGCTTTCGGCGCAAAGATCGTCTCGGTTTCCGGCGCGCACGATTTCCTGATCGAGCGCGGTATCGTTCCCGACTTCCACGTCGATGTAGACCCGCGCGAGCACAAGGCGTTCTTCACGCGCACGCCGCGCTCCCAGATCCAGTATTGGATCGCTTCGTGCTGCCATCCGGTTCTGATCGACAACCTCCTTGCACATGGCGCGAAGCTCGCGCTCTGGCATCTGCTGAACAGCGATGAGGACATGCAGATCAGCGCTCCCGATGGCCCCGACCCGGGAAGCCTGCTCGTGTGCGGCGGCAGCGGTGTCGGCGCCCGCGCCATCCACCTGTTCTATGCGCTTGGATACCGCACCTTTTCGCTTTACGGCATGGACTGCTCATTTGCGGCGTCCGGGGAACAGCACGCCGGCGCGCATTCCGGCAAGGCGCAGAAGGAATGGAATGTGCGCGTTGGTGAGCGCTGGTTCCGTTCATCCGCCACGCAGGTCTACATGGCGCGCTCGATAATGGCCTCATGCGCCATGCTGGAACGGCTGAGCGTGGAAGCGGGGGAACCGTGCATCGAAGGCGCGCCTGATCACGTTGAGTTCTTCATGCATGGCGACGGCCTGCTCCAGACGATGGTCGCCGAGGGCAACAAAACCGAGGCGCAAGCCGCATGATGAAAAGCATCTGGATCGGCTTCGACCCACGCGAGGCTGCGGCCTTTGCCGTCGCGCGCAAGACCACCAAACACCACACGGTTCGCCATATCGGGGTGAACGCCATCGTGCTCGACGAAATGCGAGAGCGCGGACTCTACACCCGGCCGACCTCGCGCCGGGACGGCAAGCTTTGGGATGACATATCCGAAGCGCCCATGGCGACCGAGTTCGCGATCGCACGTTTCCTGGCCCCGCATCTGGCCGGCGAGGGCCTGGCGCTGTTCATGGACTGCGATGTCATGGTGCGCTCCTCGCTCGCGCCGCTGTTCGAATATGCGCGCGCACACCGGGAATTCGCGGTGCTGTGCGTGCAGCACGATCACCAGCCGCCCGAAGGCGTCAAGATGGATGGTCAGGTGCAGACGCGCTACCAGCGCAAGAACTGGTCGAGCGTCATGCTGTTCAACTGCGAGCACCCCGCGAACAAGCGGCTGACAGTCGAGATGATCAACACCGTCCCCGGCCGCGATCTCCACCGCTTCTGCTGGCTGGAGGATCACGAGATCGGCGCCATCTCGCCGGAATGGAACTATCTCGTCGGGCACACTCAGACTGAGAACACCCCGGCGATCGTGCATTTCACCGACGGTATCCCCAGCATGCCCGGCTATGAGGACGCGCCCTTCGCGGACGAATGGCGCGCGCAGCTTGCTGCATGGGCACGATAAGCCCCAGACGAAAGACAACGCCATGACCAGCCCGATTTCCCCCCTTTCCGCTGTCGGCATCGGCCATGCCGCACAGACCGCCGCCGGCACGACCTCGGCAACCGCCGCGCTCGTGCTCGCCGATCATGTGTGGGTGGCGAGTGTCGCCGCCGGGGCGGGTGTCAGGCTGAAGGAAGCCGATAGAGGCCTCATCACAGTCACCAATGCCGACCCCGCCAATGCCCTCAAGGTCTATCCGCCGAGCGGGGCCTCCCTGAACGGGCTGGCGGCCGACCTCGCCTTGCTCCTGCCGCCGCAGCGCTCGGCGCTGTTCGTCCACGTGGACGCGACCAAAGTCACCGCCATTTTCTAAGGGAAATCCCCCATGAACCAGCTTACCGAAGCCCTCCAGTCCCTCATGAACCAGAACCAGGGCAGCGTCCTGGACGTTCCCCATCCCGCGGACTTTGCCAATGTGCAGATCAAGGAGCTGACCGCCTGGCATGACAGCGCCCTGAAAAACGATTGGCACCGCGAAGAGGACGGCGACTGGAACAAGACCGTGGTCAAGGGGCGGCTCGCCGAGGTGACCAATCTCGACGCGTACGGCGAACCGCTCGGCGCGCCGCAGATCATCCTGCAGCACAAATACGGACACCCCACCCGCCAGTCGAAGGATGTCTCCACCACTAACGTGCAGCCGCACGAGGTGCGCAAGATGAAGGAGCGTTTCCCGACAGCGTTCCAGGAATATGAGATGAAGCTGGCGCGCGAGCGCGCCGAGATCCCGCTGGTGCTGCTCGACAACGTGCCGCCGGACGTTATCGCGATGATCGGCACCATGGGCGTGCGCACCGTGCGCGAATTCGCCGTGTTCGACGACGCGAAGGTCGAGGAGCTGCTGAAGCGGCTGCACGCTCACCAGATGGTGCAGCGGGCGGGCTACGTGCCGGAATATCTCGCCCGGGCGCGGGAGATGATCGGCCATGTGCCGCCGGATGCGGTGGAAGCCCCGGCGCGGCCGAAGCGGCAGGCGGCGTAAGGGCCGATGGCAACGCTTCTTGAGCTATGCACCGACGCCCTTGAAGGCGTCGATGGCTTCAATGTGCCCTCCACGATCATAGGCAATGACGACGGCACTGCCACGCTGCTCAAGAACCTCGCCACCCAGGTTGGCCGCGAGCTGGTGCGCGAGGTGAGATGGCAGGCGCTGAAGACGGCCTATTCCTTCGCCACGGTGCCCGCCACCTCCGCCTACAGCCTCCCGCCGGATTTCCAGCGCTTCGCCAATCTCACCTTCTGGAACACCTCGGAAAATCAGCCGCTGATCGGGCCGTTGAACGGTATCGACTGGGCCGCGCTGACCCGGGGGCTAACGGTGCTCGGCATCCGCTACGCCTTCCACGTGGCCGGCGGCTATCTGAACATGACGCCGACGCCGACCGATGTGCAAAACATCGGCTATGACTATTACAGCCGGTATTTCTCCATGACGGGCGCGGGCGTGGCGCAGGAGAATTGGGGGGCGGACGGCGATCTCTGGCGGCTTGATCCCGATCTTGCCGTGCTCGGTGTGCGGTATCGGTTCAAGGCCCGCAAAGGCCTGCCGTTCGCCGAGGAAAAGGCCGATTACGCCGCGGCGGTCGCGGCGCTACAGTTCGATGACACGCCTAAGCCGCTGATCGATGTCAGCGGCGTGCCGCGGGTTCGCTATACCGGCATCCCCGACGGGAACTGGGGTTGATGGCCAACCGCCTCCCCACGCCCGAAATGCAGGGCGCTGGCGGCTCATTCCCGATCCCGGCGCCGTTCCAGGGGCTGAACACGCGCGAGGCCTACACCGCCCTCCAGCCGACCGAGGCGCGCGTCCTGGAGAACTGGTTGCCCGACGAAGGCGCGGTGAAGGTGCGCCCCGGCCATGCCGAGCATCAAGACATCGATGGGGCGACGACCGTCCCGACGCTTGCGGTTTGGAAGGGTGCGACCGGCCAAAAGCTGATCGCGGGCGCTGACGGCGAGTTGCACGATGTCACCGGCACGCCCTCGGCGCTGACCACGGCGAGCTACACCTCCGACCGCTGGCAGACCGCCAATTTCAACGGCTGGCTGTTCGGGGTGAACGGCATCGATACGCCGTGGCGCTATGACGGCGCGGCGGTTGCGGCGACAGGCTTCACCGGCCCGACGCTGACCAGCCTGCAAACCGTCTCCCAGGTGCGCAACCGGCTGTGGTTCACGCTGATCAACAGCGCCGATGTGCGCTATGGTCCGATCGGCGGCGTCACCGGCGCGCTGACCGCGTTCCAGCTCAGCCAGATCGCGGGCGGCGGCAAATGCGTGGCGATCGGGTCATGGTCGCGCGATGCCGGCGACGGATCGGACGATTTCACCGTGTTCGTCATGAACACCGGCGAGATCATCGTCTATCAGGGCGACCCGGCGACCAATTTCGCCCTTGTCGGCAAATATTCGGCACCGCCCCCGGTTGGCGTCGGCGCCGTGGTCAAGGTCGGCGGCGAGCTGGTGGTGATGACGGTGTCTGGGCCGATCCCGGTCTCGGCGGCGGTCGCGGGCAACGCCTTTTCCTTTGACGCGCTGCAAATGTGGGGCAAGGTCGCGCCATCCTGGAAAGCCGATTTCACCCGCTATGGGAACAATCCGGGCTGGAACGCGCATTTCTTCGACGGGCTGGTCTATTTCAACATCGCCACCGGCCTTTCGACGACCAAGCAATATGTGCTGAACACGCGGGTTTCGGCCTGGACGCAGTATACCAAGCTGCCCGCCGCGCAGTTCGCCGACATCGGCGGCGTTTTGTATTTCGGCTCCTATTCCGATGGCATGGTTTACCGCCACGGCACCGGCGCGGACAATGGCAGCCAGATCATCACCCTTGCCCGCCAGGGAGCGTCCTATCCGATGGGCGCGGCCAAGGCGGCGCAATATACCTCCTATCAGCCGCTGATCGACGCCAACGGCCCGACGCAGATGCAATTTGCGCTGGATGTGGATTTCCGCGATGCCGCGCTGGGGTCGAGTGTTTTCGACCTGACGACAGCGGGCACGGGGGCGCAATGGGGCGATCCGTGGGGATCGGACTGGGGCGCGCCGGGCACGTCGAAGCGGCGCTGGTATTCGGCCAAGGGCTTTGGCCGGGCCGTCGCGCCTGTGGTGCGCACGCGCTCGACGGCGGATAATGTGTCGTGGTTCGCTAGCCAGCTGATTGCCGTGCTGGGCGGGCCTCTGGGGCAGGGGTGATCGATGCCGACAAGCTCGGAACTGGCGCGTCGTCTGCTGGATGAGGGCGGCCCGGTGCGCGGGTTTTATCCCCATCTCAACCCGAAGGTGCCCGGCAAGGCGGATACGCTGAACACGCCGGAGCATCGCGGAGCGCTTGCCAAGGGGCTGCTGGAGGTGCTTCCGGGATCGGGCGAGGCAATGTCGGCGCGCGATGCCTGGGATGCGTCGGGACGGGCTGGCGAGGCGCTGCTTGCCGGACGTTTCGGTGATGCCGCGTCGGGATATGGCGACATGGCGCTGGGCGCGCTTGGGGCGATTCCGGGGGCTGGCTATATCGCTCGCGGCACAAAGCGCGGTGCGGCGTGGATGGATCGCAATGTGCCCGAGTGGGCGAATAGGTTGCTGGATGCGGTCGGGCCGAAGGACGCGGGGCGGACACTGTTTAGTGGCGCGGGGCCTACGGATGACGATTGGCGCTATGTGCGCCGAACGAAGGGCGATAACCCCGATACCGGCGTTGGCTACATGATGTTCCGCGACGGCGCGAGCGACCCGGACGCGGCATTTGATAGTTTAAGAAGGTTTGGTGCTCACCAATGGCAGGGGCGGCCGGTAAATCCGGTGATGTCCGCCGACATCGAAGCCGACATCGAGCGGTATTTGTTGGATAATCCTAACATCGCCGCTGACTATACGAACGCGGGAGAGCATTCTATTGAAGAGGCCGCGCAGTTGATGGGCCAACTCGCCAGCCCTTCCAATATCGTTGACAGTGCGGGTTTATGGGATGACCCGGCTATGGTCGAGAAAGTCTGGGAACAAATTCTAGAGCCGCGTGGAGCCGCTACCGTGATCACACCGGATGGAATGATCTTGTTCGATCCCTCCGGTGTTAGGCCGTACAAGCCTTAAACTAAGGCCGCGCATTCGTGCATGGCATTGTCAATGTCGATCTTGTGGCGCTCGGCAATGCCGAGAAGTTCGGCGATGATCTTGTCGCTGGGGGGCTGTTCGCCTGCATCCCAGCGCAGCACGGTGCGGTAGTTGACGCCGAGATCGCGGGCGACGGCGCGCATCCAGCGAGACCCGTGGAGGGCCTCGCCGAGAATGCGAAGTTTGTCGAGATTGGTCATCTGCATAAATTGTGGTTTCGATCCACGCCCCGAAGGGCGACATGCTTAGATTGCCGAAATGTTGCCTATCTCGTCTCGGAATGCCCCCATGCCCACGCCCAGGATAGCGGCAACGAGTTCGTCCTTGTTCGCCACGCCGGTAACGTCGAAATTCGTTTCGTTGTTGAGGTAGCCGGCCATGTAGGCGTCGTTCAGGACGCTGATCATCTTGGCGCCGCGCTTGTCGTTATCGGTAAACAGGTGGCCGGTTGCGCTAAAGCGCTCGACCCACTTGCGACCGGTGGCAGCCTGCATGGCATACCAGTCGTTGCCGATATAGGTCATCTTCTGGCCTTTGAGGGCAAAGGTCGTTCCAGCGGGGTAAAGGACTTTGGTCATCGTGGTCGTTTCCATCGCGTGAGCGGCCCGTTGCCGTCTCCATGTCACTAATATAGCGACATTACTGCGGAATGTCATCAGGATAAACACCTAAATGATCCTCGCTGGCCAGCGCGCCCGTGTCGCCGCCTGGGTGGCGTCGCGCATCCGCGATATGGGCGACCCGCCGCAGCGTGATTTTGAGGCTATCGGGGTGCTCAAGGATGGCGCGCTGATCGGCGGCGTCATCTACACCGAGTTCCGGCAGATGGGGGCGAACGCCCATGACATGCGCATGCATTGCGCCGGCGATCCGGGCTGGCTGACCAGGATCACATTGCGCGCCTTCTTCGGCTACCCGTTCCGCCAGCTTGGCTGCATCCGGGTGACCGCAACCGTGGCGCGGGCGAACCGGCGGGCGCTGGATATGAACCGCCGGCTGGGTTTTCAGATCGAGGGTCGCATCCGCGACGGCTACGGGCCGGGGCGGGATGGATTGCTGCTGGGCATGTTGCGGCACGAATGCCGCTGGATAGAGGATTGACACAATGGGCAAATCGACACCGAAGGCGCCCGACCCCTACAAGGTTTCCGCTGCCCAGACCCAATCCAACAAGGAGACGGCGGAGTACAATGCGGCGCTGAACCGGATCGATCAGTCCTCGCCGTTTGGCTCAATCAATTACACCCAGTCTGGGACGGACCCCAAGACCGGCGCGCCGCTCTATAGCCAGAACACCCAGTTGACGCCGCAGATGCAGGCGCTTTTCGACAGCCAGATCGGCGCGCAACAGGGCATCTCTTCGGCGATCACCGGCGCGCTCGGCAATTTGCCGACCGGAGCGTTCAACCCCGACATCAATGTCGATGATGTGCGCAAGCGCTCCTATGACAGCCAGATGGCGTTGCTCGCCCCGCAATTTGACGAAGGCTGGCGCAATCTGGAAGGCACGATGAGCGATCGCGGCATCCCGATCGGGGCCGAAATCTGGGACAACGAGGCCACCCGCTTCGACACCGCGCGCGATAGCGCCCAGCTCGGCGCGGCGCGCCAGGCCGACCTTGACGCCTCCAACGAGTTCCAGCGCCAATACGGCAATGAGCTGACCGAGTACAATCTGCCATTGCAGCAATTGAGCGCGCTGATGGGCAATAGCCAGGCGGTGCAGAACCCGAGCTTTTCGCCGTTCGCGCAGTCGTCGTCGGCGGGAACCGATGTCAGCGGCAATGTCTGGAATGCGTACAAGGCGGATGTGGACCGGGCCGGCCAGCAGCAGTCCAACATGATGGGCGGACTGCTTGGCCTGGGCAAACTCGGCGTCAGCGCCTACTCGGCGGGCATGTTCTCCGACATCCGCCTGAAGCGCGATATCCGCCGCATCGGGGCGCTGCCGTCCGGCCTGCCGGTCTATGAATTCCGCTATCTGTGGTCGGATGCGCCGATGGTCGGCGTCATGGCGCATGAGGCGCGCGGGCTGTTCCCGGATGCCGTGTCGATGCATGACAGCGGCTTCCTCATGGTCGATTACGCGCGGGTCGGCTGATCCATGGGAGACCTGGCAAGCCGCATCATCGGGGCTGAGAGCGGCGGCAACCCGCTCGCCCGCAACCCGCGCTCGTCCGCCGCCGGATTAGGCCAGTTCATCGATTCAACCTGGCTGGCCACGATCAAGAAGCATCGCCCCGATCTCGCCCAAGGCAAGACGCCCGCGCAGCTCCTTCAGTTGAAGTTCGATCCCGCTGTTTCCCGCGAGATGACCAGCGCCTATGCTTCGGACAATCAGGGGTTCTTGCGCGGGCGCGGCATCGATCCGACGCCGGGCAACACCTATCTGGCGCATTTCGCCGGACCGCAAGGCGCGGCGGCGATCCATGGCAATCCCGACGCTTCCGCTGAACAGCTTCTTGGATCGCGCGCGGTCGCGGCCAATCCATTCCTGCGCGGCAAGACAGGAGCCGATGTCATCGGCTGGGCTGCCGGAAAGGTCGACGGTCAAGCCCCTGCCGATGTTTCCCAAAACAATGGAGGCCCCATGCCCGGACCCATAGGCGGCGCGCCGATTGCTGGCGGCCCTGTTCCGCTCACCGCGCCCAATACCCGCTATTCCAAGCTGGCCGATGCGCTGCTGGCGTCAGCGGCTGGGGCAAAGCCCAAGGGCTGGGGCGACCTGCTCAACGCCACGGGCGATCTCGCGCTGGGCTATACCCTCGCCAATCGCGCCGATGAAGAGCAGAAGGGCTATAAGAGCCAGCTTGCCGAAAGGTTGCTGGCGACGGAAGACAATGACGCCATGGCCGCGACGTTGATGTCCACGGGGGATGACGATCTCGTCAAGCAGGGCGTGGCGCTGAAGGTCGCGCAGGCCAAGCCGCAGGGCCCGCGATTTATCCCAACGCCGCGCGGCATCTTCGATGTGACCGCCCAAAAATATGTGCCCGGCACGGAGATCACTCCGGACGACAAGCCTATTGAAATCAACGGGCGCTTGGTGAGGCGCAATCCGCAGACGAACCAATACGATGAGGTTTACGCGGCGCCGCCGCAAGCCAAGCCGCCTGTTCTGTCGGAAATCTACGATGACACAGGACGCAAGCAGAAGGCGGTCGTGAACCTCGACAGTGCGGAATACACGCCTATCGGAGGGGCTGCTCCGCTGGATGCCGAAAAAGCGGCCAAGCTTGGCCTGAAACCTGAAGCTTACACGGACAAGGACGGGAACCTCGTCTACACGCAGATTAGCGAGGTGGGCGGGCGCAAGGATATCGAATTGCCCGAAGGCGCGCGCTGGGCGCCGGGCTATGACATGAGGGATACCGGGACGGCGCTAACCGGCTTCAACAGGAAGAGTGGCGAGGTTGGCCCCGTCGTGCCCAAGGACATTGCGGGCAAGGAAGCGGCGCAAGAACGCGGCAAGGCTGCCGGGCAGGCGCAAGCGGGACTGCCAGCGGTGAAGACGACCGTGGAGAACGCCTTCAAGACGATTGGAGAACTGGAGCGCCACCCGGGCATTGACACCGGCACCGGCCTTTCGAGTTGGCTACATCCAGCCGCTTGGACGGCGGGGACGGACGCCTACAACTTCAATGTGAAGAACCGCAAGGCGCAGGCGCAAAGCTTCATGGGTGCGCGCGACGCCCTGAAGGGCGCGGGGCAGGTTACCGACTTCGAGGGTGCGCGTGGCGAAGCTGCTATTGCCGCTATCGAAACGGCTCAGTCCAAAGAGCAGTATCTGCAGGAACTCGCGAACCTGAAGCGCATGATGCAGGCGTCCTACACCGACATGCAGCGCAAGGCCGGGCTGGCCGATCAGCCCACGCCCGTGCGCACCCAGACCATCGATCCAGCGACAGGCCAGCCCGGTCCAGCCGGAGCAAGCGGCGGGCCGGCGCGCATCCAGACGCAGCAGGAATATCAGGCGCTGCCGCCCGGCACGCCGTATGTCGCCCCTGACGGCTCTATCCGGACCAAGCAATAATGGCGGAGTGGTGGGAAAACGACCCGGTCGCGCAGCAGATGCAGCCGCAGCCGGTGGAATGGTGGAAGGGCGATCCGGAGACACCGGACGCAGCGGCGGCCAAGCCCAAAGCCCCCGAAGGCTGGCTGGACTATGCCAATTCCGTCGCGCGCGCCGGGGCGAATTCCCTCACCGCTGGCCACGCCGATGAACTCGCGGGCATGGTCGGATCGGCAGGCAACAAACTGCTGCGCGCCGTCGGCATGGATGTGCCTGAACAGACATACACCGATATCCGCGAGAAGGAAGATCAGGGTATTCGCGACTTCCGCGAGACAAACCCGGTTGCGGCATACGGAACGGAGGTGGGTGCGGGCCTCGCCATTCCGTTCGGGGCAGGAGCGAAACTGCTGCAAGGCGGGCTGACGCTTGGGAAGATCGGCAAGGGCGCGGCGACGGTCGGCGCTCCGATGGGCGCGGCCTATGGCATTGGCGAGGCCCGGCAGATCGATGACGCGGGTGACGCCATAGGCGAGGCGGTGAAAGGCGGATTGCTGGGGGCTGCCGGGCACGCTGTCGGTACGCCGCTGGCCTATGGCGCGGGCAAGGGCATCCAGGCGATCGGCAAGGCCGTCCGCTATGCCAGGAAGCCGCAGGATGCAGCGCTGGAAAAGACCGCCCAGGCGCTGATGGACGACGATATCGACCCGAACGCGCTGCGGGGACTTGTTGCCCCCAAGGGCAAGGAGGCGGCGGGCAATCGCGGGCTTAGCGATGTCCAGGTCTCCGAGGTGATCCGCCGCGTGCGCGATGGTGAGGATCTGACCGCGATTGCATCTGGCATGGTCAATCCGAGAACCGGCAAGCCGTTCACGCCCGCCACGCTCTCGCGCTATGTCGGGGAGTATGCCGACAATACCGATGTCCCGATGAACCTGATCGATCTGGCCAAGTCCATGCCGGATGCGGGCGGGGCTGCATCGATCACCAATCTGGGCAGGGCTGCGGCCTCATCGCGCGGCAAGGCGCAGTCCACCGCCGCCACGGCGCTCGTCAACCGCCAGCAGGAGCAGGGCGGACGGATGGGCGAGCATCTCGACCGCGCGGCCGGCGGGGTGCATATCGAGGATGAGATCGCCCGGCTGGAAAGCGTCGTCGGCGAGCAGTCCAATGCAGCCTATGCGGCGGCGCGGGCGAACACCAAGCCGTTCGACCTGCGCGGCGTCGTCAGCAAATGGCGGGCGGACGCGCGTGGCAACGATCCGGTATCTCGCCAACTCAACGAGGCGCTGGACAGCTTCTTCGATCCCGGCATGGTCGAACAGGTCTCGGCGAAACAGTCCCCAATTACGTTCAAGACCGCCAAGGGCAGCACATATTCCGTCCACGGTGACGGCACGACTTCGCGCAACAAAGCATTTAGGCCAGAGCATGGCCCTGCGGAACAGGGACACCAACCTCGGTCACAGGCAACATTTTACGTGACGCCGGCCGAAGCCAATGTGCTGGGCGAAATCCAAGCCAAGGGGGGCAATGCCAGTCGGCTCGTTGCCCCTACTGGTGATGGTCGCTACGGGATTAAATATGCGTCGGGGCCGAACCAAGGCAAATTCGAACGGCGAACGCTCGTCTCCGCGCAGACCGAGCCTGGGGTCGGGCTAATTCCGGTAGAGCTGTGGGAAGGCGGCAAGCGCGTTCATTTTGGCAACAGCATTGTGGAAGTGGGCGGGGGCGGGCCGATGCCCTTGGACCAGCTCCGCCACACCAAGCTGATGCAGCCGACGTCGGACATGGAGCAGTTCATGCGCTCCCGGCGCGGGCTGGACCAGATGATCGATGCGTCCAAGCAAAACGGCAAGCCGACGACGCTGACGCGGGCTTTGTCAGGCCTGCGGCGCGATCTCAATGACGCCGCGCGCAAGGACAACGCCGATTGGCTCACCGCGGACACCAAATTCTCTGAAGGCAAGGCGGGGCAGGCTGCGTTGGAGATGGGCGAGAAGCTGGCGCTGCGCTCCGGCGGCAAGCAGCGCCAGATACTGGCCAAGTTCGACAAGATGGGGGACGAGCAGAAGGGCCTGGTTCGCTTGGGCTTGATCCGCCAGCTTCAGGACCGGGTGATCAACAAGGGCGAGGGGCACGATGTCACCGCCCAGCTCTCCAATGACGGCATGAACCGGATGATCCTGCGGGTCTTCCCGCCCAAGGTCGGCCAGCGGCTTATCCGCGACATCAAGCGCGAGGGCATCACCACCGACACGCTGCGCGAGGTGTTTGGCGGATCGCGCACCGCGCCGCTGATGGATGACATGAAGCAGCTCGGTCAGGACGCCGCGCTGCTGGGCAATCTCATGACGGGCAATGTCGGCGGGTCGCTGCGCGAGGCGGCCAGCCGCATCATGCGTGGGTTGAATGAGCGCCAGAGCCAGGAGATCACCACGCTGCTGACCAACACGCGGCCCGAAGACCTGCTGCCTATCCTGGATGCGCTGGGGAAGGCGAAAGACCGGCTCCGGGCTGGGGAGCCGGTTCGCAATGTGCTCCGGCATTGGGGCGCGTTCGTCGGGACGCAGCAGACCGAGCCGCTGGTGCTCGGCGGCCAGCGTCAATAGGTGACGAGAATGTCGATGATGCCGACGATGGTCGTCCAGATCGCCAGGAATTTAAGCGAGCGCCAGAAGGCCTCCCACTGATGCGCATGGGGGTCTTCCGGCTTGAGGCCGTAGATGCCGGGTTCGATCTCGATGAGGTCGATGGCGTCGGGATCGCGGTCCATTCAATGCCACCGAATGAATGGAATCATGCCCACGCCCGTAACGACCAGAATGAGCAGAGTGGCACCGACTATCTCAACCCATTCCTCGCGCTTCTTCGCCTTCAGCTCCGCCTCGCGTTTGGCGGCGCGTTTCTGCGCCCGTGTCGGAGCTGGCGCAAACACGCCGGACGCGGTCTCTTCGTACACAATTTCCTTCGCGGCACTTGCCATGGGATGCCCTTATGAATGAGCAGCAATTCAACAGCCTTCCACTGGAACAGAGGAAGATAGCACAACAGCGGCTGCTTGACTTGGGTGTTTATAACGGAGCCGCCGACGGCAAATGGGGCGCGGGCACCAAGGCCGCTTTCGAGCTTGCGACGAAGCGCTCTCAGGAAGAGGCGAAGGCTGGTGAAGTTGCCGCCGAACGCAAACGCGCCGACGATCTTCGCGCCAAGGAGCTGGAGATTGAGAGCCTTAAGGCTGAAGGCAACAAGGGGGCTGTAGACGCAGCGACAGCCGAGCAGACCGCGAGAACCAAGCGCAAGCAAGAATATGATACGCAAGCCAATTCGGGGGTGGGCATTGCGGCTCAGATCGCCTCCAATTCTGCCGCCCCGCTGGGAGGCTATTATGTTGGCCGTGGGATCGGTTCCGGCTTGAATTGGGCGGCCGACCGTTCGCAGGCGTCCAAGAATGCTGTGTTGCAGGGCGCGGCTGAAGATCGGGTGGCGGGGTTGACGACGCGTGATGGCGCGCGCCTTGGCACGGAGCGGGCGGGGGCCATGCCGGCGTCTAACTCCGGGGTTCGTGCCTTTGGGCGCATGTTGCCGTACGGCATCACTGGTGCGGCTATGCTCGGCAAGGGCGGTGCGATCCTGGCGGGCGGCGGCGAAGATGAGCCGTTCTGGCCATCGACCGTCAATCATGGCGTCGGTCTCGGCATGCTTGGAGCGGGGGCGGGCATCTTGGAACAGGGCGCGAATTACGCGCAAAACCCTGGCGTCGCGCCAGATGCGCGCGCCATCGCGATCATGGAAAGCAACCAGCTTCGCCGCACGCCCCCGCCCGGCACGCCCAGCGCGCCTTCTGCCCCTGGCGCACTCGCACGGGGCCTTGCCGATGTGACCGACGCCGGGGGAACCCGCCCGGCTCACCCCACATCGGACGCCCCCGACAAGCCGTCCGCCGCAGCGGGCACCAAAGCCTACATGGCCGCCCAGGCCAAGGAACTCGGCATCAAGGGCGTCTCGAAACTGTCCAAGGGCGAGCTGGCGACAAGGCTCGCCGAAGCCATGGCGGAACATGGCGGCAAGCGGACGGTGGCCAAGCGCCTGCCCAAGCTGCCGGGCGGCAGCGGCGCGGCCGGGCTTGCCGGCGGTCTGGCCTATGCGCTGACCCCCGATGAAGCCATGGCGGCCGATGGCACGGCGAGAGGCGGGCAATCGGAGGCGCTGACCAATGCCGGTGTTGCCGGCGGCGCGGCTTATGGCGTCTCCAGGCTCGCGGAAAAGCTCGGTCCGATGGTAGGCGGCGCGCTTGGCACGGGCGGCGCGATGGCAACACCATTCGCAGCGGCTGATGCCTACGACCCGACGCCGACGCGGCTTCTGCAGGACCGGGTTCAGACAGGCGAGCTGGCCCGCAAGCTGATGCCGGACAGCATGGCGTCCGCAGTCAGCCCGGCCCCCATCGAGCAAGCCTACCAGATGGCGCAGATACCCGAACGCGGCGACCGCTCCGACGCGGCCATGCTCGCCCGCGCGCAAGGTGACCAGACCGAAGCTATGCCGATGCCGTCGGCATCCGCGCTGGAAATCCCGCAAGGCATCCCCGCGCCGAACCCTGACGGCTCATCGCCCTATCCCGTCCCGGTGATGGGCCGCTTGTCGCGGATGCAAAAACACGGCGCGACGCCGGAGCAGATCGCGCATTTCCTCAATCAAGCCGTCCGCTAGGAGATCCCCAGATGTGCCCATGGAGCGGTTCAGCGCCGAACCAGACGTTTACGCGCACCGATGGCACCCGTACCGGGCCGGAGACCTGGAAAGAAGCCAATTCCGCCGACATCGGCATCTTGTCCGCAGCGCACGACACGCATGACGAGGATCTGGCCGATGGCGTCGAGGCGTGCCTGAAGAAGGACGGCGGCAATCAGCCCACCGCCGCCATGCCCTGGAACAACCAGCGCATCACCGGCTATGGCACGCCGGCGGCGCGGACGGACGCCCAGCGCGTCGATAAGGTGCAGGACAGCGTGCACACCTATGCCGGCGAGTCCTCCGGCACGGACACCATCACCGCGACGCTTTCCCCGGCGATCACGGCGTATGTGGTCGGGCAGCGCTTCACCTTCCTGGCAGGGGGGACGAATACCGGCGCGGCGACGATTGATTTCAATGAGGTGGACCCAAAAGACATCAAGAAGGGACCAGCCGGCGCGACAGCACTCGATGCGGGCGACATCACCGAGGGCGGCTTCTACACCGTCGAATATGACGGGACGAATTTCCAGTTGCTCAACCCGGCCACGCTCCGCATTGCGGGAACCATCATCATCGGCGGCACCGCGGCTGCTGCTGCCGCCATCACGTTGGGCGAAGACACCGACAACGGCGCGCATGCCGTGACGCTTCAAGCGGCCGCATCCTTAGCGGGAAACCTCACCTTTACCCTGCCAAACGCCGATGGTGCGGCGGGACAGTCGCTGCAAACCAACGGGTCTGGCGTATTGAGTTTTGGCAGTCCCGGCCCCATCGGCGCGATTGTAGCGTGGCCGACGGCGACCGCGCCAACTGGCTGGCTGGAATGCAGCGGCGCGGCGGTGTCGCGCGCCACCTATGCCACGCTATTCGGGCTGATCAGCGACGATTACGGCGCGGGCGACGGCTCGACGACATTCAATCTGCCCGACCTGCGCGGCCGCTTCGTGCGCGGCTGGGATCATGGCGCTACGCTGGACCCCGACAGAGCCAGCCGCACCGATCGCGGCGACGGCACCACGGGCGATAATGTCGGCACAAAGCAGGCGGATGCGTTCAAGGCGCATACGCATACCTATTCCGTCTCATCAAGCGGCGAGGGGGCCGTTGATGGCGATAACAACGGCCCAGTGAACGCCAACACGGGATCGACCGGCGGCAACGAAACCCGCCCTGTCAACATCAACATGATGTACATCATCCGCGCGCTCTGATGGACCGCGCCCTGTCCGACCACATCTGGGATTCATCGGGCCGCATCGACAGCACCGGCTCGGCGAACGCCTATGTGATCGAAGTCGCCGAGCCGATCGCCGCCTATCACCGCGGCATGACGCCGATCCGTTTCCGGGCCAATTTCGGCAATACCGGCTCGGCAACGGCCAATATCGTCACGCCCAATGCGCCCGCCGGGCTTGGCGCGGTGACGATGAAGAAAAATGGCGGCGCGGCCAATCTGGCAACCGGCGATATCGCCTCTGGCGGCGTCTACACGCTGATCCATGACGGCACGAATTTCCAGGTGCTGGAGCTGAATGCCCCAGAGGGTTCTGTTTCGGATGGAACATCGGCAGGCTTGAAGTGGAACTTCGATTCATCGACCGCGATGGCGGACCCTGGAAGCGGCGACTTCAGGCTGAACAATGCTACGCTGTCAGGCGTCACCGCGGCGGCTGTTTCCGACCTGACCGGAGAGACCGGCAATCCCGACGCATCCGCGTGGGTGCTGGCCTGGGATGACAGCACCAATTCGGTGCGCGGCACACTGGTCATCAAGACGTTCGGCGCGGAGCAGAACT